AAACCACCTGTAAGAAAAATATCAATGACTCTTTTATTAAATGATCCATCAGAATTTGAAGGTGGAGATTTAGAGTTAATGGCACCAGGTAAATATGCAGAACTTAAACAAGGTCATGCTATTTGTTTTGCATCATTTTTAAATCATAGAGTAAATAAAGTTAGACGAGGAGTCAGACAATCTCTTGTTGTTTGGTTTGGAGGTAAACCGTTTAGATGATTAAAGAAGGATTTTTTCCCACACTTATATACGCAGAAGATTTCAAATTAGATACAAATCAAATTGCTCAAAATATTGTTCAATGGTCTAAAGAAGATAAAGGCATTACAAAAACAAACGTCGATGGTTGGCACTCTCAAACAGACATGAATACAAAACCTGAATATAAACCTTTAGTAGATGAATTATTTAGAATGGTACATCAAGTATTTAAAGAAGAATTTTTAGATGGACACCCTACACTCGGTAATATGTGGGCTAACATAAATCCGCCTGGTGGATATAATAAGCCACACGTTCATCCTAATAGTTTATTTAGTGGTGTCTATTATGTAAAAACTCCGCCTAATTCTGGTCGTTTAATGTGTAATGATCCTCGACCAGGTATTCAAACATGTATGCCTAACAGAATAAAAGGCCAGCCTCCTAAACATTTATGGAGAGAAATTCATTTACAACCTCAAGAAAATAGAGCCATAATATTTCCAGCGTGGTTATGGCACTCAGTTGAAGCTAATAAATCTAATGAAAACAGGATATCTGTTAGTTTTAATTTTATACAACATGGATTTTAATAATGGCGTTTAATAAATATCACGTAATTAAAGGGGCATTAAATTATGAATTAGCCAACTTTATCTTTAACTATTTTCTACTTAAAAGAGATGCCGTTCATTATATGTATAAAAATAATATAACTTATGACACAGGTATGTTGGGAACATGGTCAGATAGACAAGTTATGAATACTTATTCTCATTATGCAGATCCTGTTATGGAAACATTATTAATGAAGATGCTTCCCGTAATGAAAAAAGAGACTGGATTAGATCTTATTCCAACCTATTCATATTCAAGAATATATAAAAACGGAGATATTTTAAAACGTCATAAGGATAGACCAAGTTGTGAGATATCAACTACCCTTAATTTAGGGGGTGAACCTTGGCCCATATTTATAGATGGGACAGGTGCTGACTCAGTCATCGATGAATACAAACAAATACATAAACCTAACGCTCCTCCAGGCACAAAAGTCCTACTTGATGTTGGCGATATGCTGGTATATAGTGGATGTGAATTAGAGCATTGGAGAGAACCGTTTGAAGGTAATACTTGCGCACAAGTGTTTCTTCATTATAACCATGTAAATGGTCCTTTTGCTGAAAAAAACAGGTTCGACAAAAGGCCGATGTTAGGACTTCCGCCGATAGCGAAGTCATAATATTATGGAGTTATATGTTACAAAAATTAGGTTTTTTACCTGGATTCAACAAACAAGTTACAGAGACTGGTGCAGAAGGCCAATGGTTTGATGGTGACAATGTTCGTTTTAGATATGGTACTCCCGAAAAAATAGGTGGTTGGACTCAACTAGGCGACGATAAGTTAACTGGTGCGGCTAGAGCTATTCATCACTGGGATGATAACGCTGGTATTAAATACGCAGCTATAGGAACCAACAGAATTTTATATGTTTATTCAGGGGGAGTTTTTTATGACATCCATCCAATTAGAACTACTCTAACAGGAGTAGATTTTACAAGTACATCTTCATCAACCACCGTTACAGTTACTTGTAGTGGTACTCATGGACTAGCTGAAAATGATATTGTTATGTTTGACGCAGTAAGTGGAGTGACTGCAGTAGGATCAACTTATAATGATGCTACTTTTGAAGATCAAAAGTTTATGGTAACTTCTATTCCTACTACCACAACCTTTACAATTACGATGGCGGCTCAGGAATCAGGGACACCTTTATCTAATAGTGGCTCTGCTTCAGCTCTATGTTATTATACTGTAGGACCTTCACAACAATTAGGTGGTTATGGTTTTGGAACAGGATTATTTGGTGGTACGGCGTTAGGGCCAGCAACTACAACACTAGCTTCTGGTATTAATGACGCTGTAACTGATATTCCTTTAACCAACTCTGCTGCTTTTCCATCTACTGGAGAGATTAGAATTGGATCAGAAGATATAAGTTTTACAGCTAATAATACTTCTACAAATATTTTAAGTGGAGGTGCCAGAGAAGTTAATGGTACAACAAAAGCATCACACAGTGGAGGAGATACAGTAACAAACATATCTGATTATGTTGCCTGGGGTGAAGCATCTTCTGCTGACTTTACTATTGATCCAGGTTTATGGGTATTAGATAACTATGGAACAAAATTAATAGCACTTATTTATAACGGTAAATGTTTTGAATGGGATGCAGCTGCAGCAGGTGCTGTTTCTACAAGAGCAACTGTATTGGCAAATGCTCCAACTAAATCTAGACATGTGCTGGTATCTACTCCCGATAGACACTTAGTGTTCTTTGGAACAGAAACTACAATTGGGTCCGAGACTACACAAGATGATATGTTTATAAGATTCTCTTCTCAAGAGAGCATTGATCAATCAGATTCATACACGGTTAAAGCAAACAACACCGCCGGTACACAAAGATTAGCAGATGGCTCTATGATTATGGGAGCTATTAAAGGTAGGGATGCTATCTATGTTTGGACAGATACAGCTTTGTTCCTGATGAAATTCGTTGGTCAACCATTTACCTTCTCGTTTGAGCAAGTAGGAACTAACTGTGGATTGTTAGGAAAGAACGCTAATATTGAGGTTGATGGTACGGCCTACTGGATGTCTGAAAACGGTTTCTTTGCATACGATGGTCAGTTAAAATCTTTACCTTGTTTAGTAGAAGACCATGTTTATGATGACTTAAACTCTACATCACGAGATCTTGTGAACTGTGGATTAAATAATCTATTTGGAGAAATTAACTGGTTTTATTGTACTGCTGCTTCTGATGCAGTTGATAGAGTGGTTACTTATAACTATTTAGATTCTACAATTAAAAGACCTATTTGGACAACAGGAACTTTACCAAGAGCAGCATGGCAAGATTCATCAGTGTTTGATAGGCCACATGCTACTTACTATAATCCTTCTGATGATGCCTCGTTCGATGTTACTGGTAATACGGACGGAAGTACTATATACTATAAGCAGGAAACAGGGACCGATCAAATTAATGCAGGCGGAGCAGTGACTGCGGTGATAGGAACCATTACTTCAGGTGATTTTGACATTACTCAAAAGTCATCTAGAGGTGGTGGTCAAGTAGTAGGAATGCCTGACCTTAGAGGAGATGGAGAATTTATAATGAGAATAAGTAGATTTATACCAGATTTTATTTCACAAACAGGTAATACACAAATTAGTTTTACCACTAGAAATTACCCAAATAGTTCTGGAACTACTACTAATTTTACTGTTGATAATACAACTACAAAAAAAGATACAAGATTAAGAGCAAGATCAATTGCAATGAAAGTTGCAAACACAGGAAGTAATGAAAATTGGAAACTGGGTACATTTAGATTAGACATACATCCGGGAGGAAGAAGATAATGGCTATAGATAAAAAAATAAAATATGACATTCAAGGTGGAGTTAAAAATTATTTAGGTAAACAAAAAGAAGTTAAAGCCCCTTTAAAATGGCAATCTAGTCCTGAGCATCCTACAACAGAATTAGCATATATTACAAAAGCAGAAAAAGATTTACTTGTTAAATCCGATTTACATGGCTCATTAAAAGGTGGGGTCAATAGAGGTCCATCAGGCATCATGAGTTTAAATGGTTGGGGCGATGCAAATGAAGGAATGGCTGATAAAAGTTTTGGTGGTAATGAAAGAAGGGGTACAACAACAACTCAAGACGGACCTAATCCACATACAGCAAGTGGTACATCACCTAGAACTGTAACAACTAGAACAGTAAATACAATGCCGGATGTAGTTGATCAAAAATATTCTGGTGATGGTTGGTTTAGCGGCTATAGAAATTTAGACGCTAGAGGACAACCTAAGATGGGATTGGCTTATTTAGGAGACAGGCTTAAAAGTTTTGTTCCTGGTGTAATGGGGGCATTCATGGGAAACCCATGGGTAGGCACAGGATTTAATGCTTTAAAAAGTTTTGCACGACCTGGTCAAACTTTAACTGGATGGTGGGGTGACAGACAAAACTGGTCAGGAGATGATGAAGAAGATTTTACAAGTGATTATGCATTAGTAAATGGACAATATAAATACGTTGGAGATCCAATGGACGATACTTTTTCTGAGTTTAGAAAAAGAAATCCATTAGATTTAAGTAATCAAGGTATAGTAGATGTATCAGCTGTTAGAGCAATGATAGAAAATGCTAAAGGGCCAGGAAGGTAGTTTATAATGGCTAAAATTGTACAATCATTAACCAGAGCTGAAGAAGAATATAGCAGAGCTAATCTACAATCATTAGTAAGAGATCTTGATGGTGTAATAACAAAATTAAACTCTTCGTTTCAAGACGAAGTTAAACAAGAAATAGAAGCTAAAAGTTTCTTTTTAGATGCATAATGGCAGTAGTAAATGAATATAAATTTTATGGCAAAACAACTACATCAGCTGAGTCTGTTGACATGTTGGAACCAGGTGTAAATGAAACAGTAATTGTTAGATCATTACGAGTTACTAATAAATCAGGATCTAATACACCAACAGTTACCATAAAAAATAATGCATTTGAGATAGTGCATACTCAAACATTATCGAC